CAAAAGCTGTTACGCCTGTTGCAGATTGATACGGGACAGCTCCAGCAGAACCACCAATGATGTTGGTTGTATTCGTTGCGTTTGTTGCGTTTGTTGCGTTTGTAACATATGTATTACCTATAACGCTAACAATTTGATTTGCTGTAGCCGCAGTTGCGTTTGAAGTTGCGTTTGCGTAAAGCAATCCAGTTATACCAGTAACAGCCAAATTTGTTGTAGTTGTAGTTGTGGCTGAAAGAGTAGTAAACGCACCCGTAGATGGCGTTATATTGCCAACTGGCGTATTATTTAACGCTGTAATCGTAATACTTACGCCTGTGATTGACCCGCCCGTGATTTGAGCGTTATTGGTCGTCATTGTCGTAAAAGTGCCCGTACTAGCGCTTGTCGCACCAATAGCAGTACTATTGATTGTGCTGTTTGTAATCGTTGCTTGATTGATAACGTCTGAACTAAGTGGGGGAGAGAAAAACTCCCCCCCTGGTCCAACTAATCCAACGCAAACGCCATTTACATCAAATATTGCCTGTACAGGGACAATATTCGTTGTGACGGTGACTGCGGTTTGATTTGACATCAGTATGGAATACAAGTCATAACAATCACATCACCAGCAGACATATTTGCCGCTAGTCCAGTAGTAATTCCATAACCCGTTACAGTTACTGATGTAGTGCTACTAGCAGTCTGTTGTAAAAACAAAGCAGAACCATTTGTAACATCGTTTGCAATACACATCCAACCATTTGGCGCTGTTGGCAATGTAATCGTGCCGTTTGCCGCACCACCGCTTCCAACTGTTACAGCAAAACAATTTGGCGTAGCGCCTTTGATTGTTGGCGCAGTACCAAAACCGCTTGCAATAACTGGTTGTGAAGCAAACGTGTTCAAAAGTACCGTGTTGGGGGTATTTGTATTTGCTACTTGATTGGTCATGATTGGTCTGCCATTGGGGTAATGTAAAGCGTTGTTGTGCCTGTGCTTGTAATGGCTGACATTGAGAACCCGTTGGGAGGTACTGCAATTACCATTGGTGAAGTCATAGCAACGCCTAAAATTACCGTGTTAGTAGGGCTTCCAGCTGTTGGAAGTACTGCGGCTGGAGCAGTCAACGAATTTAAAGCATTTGCTTCTGCTATTGTCAAAGCAATAGGGTTAGCAGACGTATTTAAAAAACCGCAATAATTGATCTGATCGTTACCCGCTGGGGTTACGGTCAAAGCAGTTGATGCGGTTGTTGAAACAGCAACAGCATAAGATAAACCGACTGGTCTAAATACGCTTGTGTTTGCCATAATTAAGCTCCATTAGTAGCTTGTGGATAACCTTCAACACGAACAACTTGAAATTGATAAACCCCTGCGGCTGGTTGAATAGCAGTTGCCGCACCTGAAATATTTTGAAATTGAACAGTCAAAACACCAGCTGTAGCAACATCAACATTTGTTATTGCAATGTTGGAAGTTTGGTTACCTTGATATTGTTGAAAAGACACAATATCAGTTGTTTGCAAACCAGCAATAGGGAAAGTTTGAAGTGAACTAACAGACGATGTTGTTAATGAAGCTGGGGTGATGTTTGGGGCAATGTAAAAAGTCTCGTGAGCATTACCACGGGCAACGGTTGTAGATGACATGATTTTTCCTTTGAAAAACGATTAAATTGTACTGTTAAATGTAAAAAAAGCCACCCTTTTTGGGGGTGACTTCTCCTATGGAATCAGCCCCGATTAGCTGAAATCGTAACCATACACATATACATCACCTGTACCAGTTGCGCCTGACGCAGTTGTTACATCAACGTATAGAGTTTGGTTTTGATAAGACAAGCTGGTTGAACTTGAATCAACATAAGCAGTTCCCAACACGGATGTTGAAAGAGCCGCAATTTGAGCAGTTGTCAAAGCTCCAAACAAACTGGATGGTGAACCAGCGTTTGTAGTTGTGATACCTAAAGCTGTTGTTGTTGACAAAGCCACAACCGCACCAGCGTTATTCACGTTGGTAACAATCATTTCTTTTGGCAAATAAGCAGTTGAGTTAACAACTGGTACTGGCGTAAATGCTACAGCATTAAGGTTAACGCCTTTGGCTACACCGATAAGACGCAACGCTTGGTTCGTTGTGACGTTACTTGGGTGAGCCGATACTGTGGTTGCTGGTCCTGGATTACTCATTTTGTATTTCCTTTAGGTTGATTAAGCGGCAATACGGCAAGACAACTCAGGGTAGAGTGGTGCCCATCCATACAGCACATCAAGACGTGTTGGGATTGAATCGTTGTTAATTGTGTACTGACGTACTACACGCATTGACAAACCGACTTCTTTATCACTAGCACGACCAGCGAAATGTACACCTTCAGGCAACTCAAGGTCAGCTACTGCAAGCGTGAACGCATTGCGGTGCATCATTATGTTTTGTGGACTTAATGTGCCTGTGTTGTTGAATGGAGTAACTGCCGCTGTTGTGGAAGTTGAACCAATGATGATACTGTTTTGGAATTGACCGCCAGTAATAATCGCTGGAGAAACCTGAACGGAAGCACCGCCAGTACCAACAGAAGTTGTACTCATAACAACAAAGTTACGTAATTTGCCTGAGCCGTATGCTTGACGGTTTTGTGGGTTAGTCGCATATACACCAGCAATCTGAATCACGTCACCAGCGTTCAATGTAGCTGTGCTAGACGCTGTGTTGATTGTGATTGTGGAGAATTGTGACCAGCCACTTGTCAACGAACCAGTAAAGGTTGTTGTGTTAGTTTGAAGTGAAACGCCTGAGTATGAACCAAAGGTTTGTGACACAACGTTTTGGTCTAATTTCCAATTAACCCCTGCGCTGTCCCTGCCCATTAGCCCCTTGCGGTATTGCTCACCAATCGCTTCTTGTGGCACGAACAAACCTTTTAAGCTGTCAACGATTGTTGCGCTTGTAAAGGGTTCAATGATACAAGAACGTCTGCCATCACGTGGTGCGCCTTCAGCGTCAAGATAAGCACCCGCTGTCAGGAAGGTAATCAATCCTGTTGGGGGCGTACCAGCAACACCAACGATGTTAGCTGTGTTGTACAACGCAGTATTTAAACCGTCTCTGTCAATCTTGTTAGCAATAGCGGCAACAGCTGGTTTCAATACACGATCACTAAACATATCTAAAGATAATGCAAGATCTTGTGTAGTAAATTGAGTGTCTACGTGGAATTGCGTGGAAAGTGTGACAGGTACGCTTGTTTCGTTGAAGTCTTCTACATTAAGCGCTGGACCAGTAGTACCAATAAAACGACCAGGTCTGCGGACGTTCACAGTATTACCAATCTTTGCCCCGACAACCGCAAATTGGTCATCGTAATTTCTGTCGACCTCTGACGTAAAAGTCAACTCATTTTCTAGCACCATAAGTGCTTCATTGGTGATTTTCGATATCGTCAATAAATTATTTGACATGATTATTTCCTATGAAAAATTGTTTGTTACCGTTACTTGATCTTACCAGCTCTGCGTGATTCTTTCCATTGCTGATATGTACCGTGAAATTGACCGTTTGAATCAACTCTCACATCAGCTACGGTTGAACTTGCTTTCAATGGTTTAATCGGTGCGGGTGCGTTCGATTTCGTTGCAACAGGCTTTGTGGGTTCGTCTTTACGTTCAAACCGTGCTTCCAATCTTCCAATTTCTCTCAATGCGGCTGTTACGGATTTCTTGGACAATGCTTCAGCAACTTCGGGGTTTTCAGCAAGGTGATATAAGATTCTTGGTCCAACATCACTTTCAATGATCGCATCCCTTACTTGGTCACTTACCGTCAATTCTGAGGATGAAATTACATCTTCATAATCGGGTATCTCAGCTTTAGCTTCAGTTTGTCGCTTTTGCCATGCTTCAATTACTGTTGCACGTTCAGCGGCAATTTTTGCCTCTGCTTCAGACCGTTTCATTTGCTTAACAGCATTTTCAGCAGACCATTCACTCAGCGCTTTTGCGTATTCAAACGCATCTGCAAATTGTGATGGTTGAGGTTCTGCGTCTGTGTCAAAAGTCTGTGTAGGACTATTGGCTTTTTTCAGTTCCTCAATCTGCTTCTCAAGATCACTAGCCCTTTGACGCTCACGTTCAGCTTCCTGACGTGCCATATCTCTGGCTTTAGTTACCTCATCGAACCGCATTTTGACTTTGGGGTTAGGCTTTCCATCCTCTGTCGTTTTAGGCTCGTCATCTGCCTTTGGTTCACTCGCCTGATTTGTGTCTACTGGCTCTGTTGGAGTATTCTCGACAACAGCCTCAGTAGGCGCTTCAGTTGCTAAACCAAGTTTATTGGCATAAAACTCACCTGAATTTTCGCTGGTGATTACATTACTTGCTTCTCTATCAGCCATGATTTCTCAAGCTCCGATTTTGTGCTGGTGTGCCTCACCAGTAAGGTTTAGGGCAATATAACCCGAAATTACTCAAGCGTCAAGTATTTTGAGGTTGATTTGCCTCAACAT